TTATGGATGATGACTTGGGTGTAGCAGACTTCCTCACTATTACGAAAGAAGATATTACGGCTACTGGTAAACTTCGTCCTGTTGGTGCTAGACACTATGCAACTAGAGCGCAATTGGTACAGAACCTTACTGGCATCTTTAATAGTCCTGTTGGGCAACTTATTGCTCCTCATATTAGTAGTAAGAAACTAGCTCAAATGGTTGAGGATGTTATGGGCTTTGAACAGTTTGATTTCATTGCTGATAATATTGCAGTGTTTGAACAAGCTGAAACTCAACGACTTGCACAACAGAGTCAACAGAACTTGGATGTGGAAGCAGCTACCCCTGTTGAAGAAACTATGCTAGGGGGTTGACAAAATGTTTTAGATATGTTATCATTGAACTATGATTAAAACATTAAAGAGTAATATTTACAAGGAATTAAAAAAGGAAGAAGTTGTCCTTATCCTTGTAGAATATTTGAAAGAACAAGAGAATCTAATAATTAGAGAAATGTATAACCAGGAGAATTTTACAAAATCCTGGGCAGAGTTTCTGGCTTTCAAGCTAGGTATGTTGAAAGCTTTTTCTAAAGTAGTTGATTTTCTTCCTGACCAAGGAGAAGTAATTGAGTGAAACGATTTTCGATCAGGTGACCCCTGATGTAGTAGAAACCCAGCAAAATGCAATTCCGACCGAACTTGCAGAATTTGTGGGAGAAGGGAAGAAGTATCAAACGGTAGAAGACGCATTGAAGAGTATTCCCCATGCTCAGTCTCATATTCAGAAACTTGAAGAAGAGATGAAGCAAGCAAGGGAAGAACTGGCAAAGCGTAAAGCTGCTGAAGAACTTCTGGAAGAATTTAAGACCCAAGGGATGCCAGAGAATAAAGCTGCTCCCCTGGATATGGAAGCCCTCACTAAAGTTGTCGAGAATGCCCTGTCGGCTAAGGAAGCCCAGAAAGCAGCTCAGAACAACATCAATACTGTAGTGAATGCTTTCAATAGTAAGTTTGGAGAGAAAGGCCCGGAGCAATATAAATTGCTTGCACAAGAGACGGGTGTTCCTCTGGAAGCTTTGAATAAGTTGGCTGCGACAAGCCCCCAAGCTGTATTCAGGTTGGCAGGACTGGAAGCTAAGAGCTTCACTCCTGGCAAAACTTCCAGTAGCGTTAACACTACGACCATGCAGAACCAGGGACAATCTCTCAGTGTGAAAGTAAAGCCCGTTGGTGCTTCTACCAAGGAACTTGTAAGTGCTTGGAGAAATGCTGACGCATTGGTTAAACAAGAATTGGGAATTAAGGAGTAATAAATGTCTCAACTGACTAGTAATACTACTGCTTTCATTGAAGCGGAAAAGTACTCCAAGTTTATCTTGGAGAATATGAATGATGTCCTTCTGCCTGAAAGTTTCTATCGGGATGTGAGTGACTTTGGCTCTGGTACTTACCTGAACATCAAGACTGTGGGTACTGTCACCTTGCAAGATGCTGCGGAAGATACGCCTCTGGTGTACAACCCGATTGATACTGGTGTTGTCAACCTCACGATTACTGACTATGTTGGTGATGCTTGGAAAGTCTCGGATGATCTGTATGAGGATGGTGATCAGATTGATACGCTGATGGCTATGCGTGCTCAGGAATCTACCCGCGCTCTTGGTGAATATTTTGAAACCAAGTTCCTGGCTGCTGCTAACGCTTCTCAGACTGCTGCCAACATTAACCTCGTTAACGGTCGGCCCCACCGTTGGGTTGGTTCTACCGCTGGTAACGTTCGTAAGATCACTCTGGCAGACTTCATTGCCATGAAACTGTCCTTTGATAAAGCGAATGCTCCCCAGGCTGGGCGTATCGCCATCGTTGACCCCATCGTGGAAGCTACGATTAATGGTCTGATCTTGAACACTACCTCTGTGTCCTACAATCCTCAGTTTGAGGGTCTGATGACCTCTGGTTTTGCTTCCAGTCACCGTTTCGTTCGTAACATCATGGGCTTCGATGTCTATACCAGTAACTTCCTGCCTCTGAAGACTGCCACGGAAGCTCTGAATGCTTCTAGTTATGGTCTTACTTCTGAGACTGCCCAAGTTGGTGACGTTGTTAATCTGTTTATGTCTGTTGCTGATGACCAATCCAAACCCATCATGCACGCTTGGCGTAGGCAACCGAAGACGGAAGGTTGGCGTGATAGCGAAGTGAGAGCGAATAAGTTCCAAGTGACTTCTCGCTTTGGTTTCGGTGCCCAACGGGTTGACACCCTTGGCTCTATCCTCACCACCTCCACCGCTTACTAATTAGGAGATTTATATGACTTTCTCTACTCGTACTTGGCCGGCTAATGGCGATACCGCTGGCTCGGTCGCTGTTTCCTACGGCCCTCGCAAGACTGAACAGAAGTTTGGTGGTGAAATGCCTGATGACGTTATCAAACAGGCTGCTTGGACTTTTACCTATGATAGCCTTCCTGGGGATGGTTATGATGGTTTGGCTAAGTTCATTCCTGCTGGTAGTATCATTCTCCAGGCTTACTTCCAAGTAATCACTGCCTTTACTGGTGGCACTAGTTACGACATTGACTTTGTCGATTCTGCTGGTGCTGCTATCGGTACTGGTAGCGACAAACTGTGGGATGCCCTGCTGCTAACTGAGATTGATTCTTCTCATGTGGGCACCTCCATCCTGTCGTCTACTCACACTGGTACTAACTCTGGCAATGTCCTTGCTGGGTTTGCTGCTGGTGCGGAAGCTAAATTGGCGTCTGCTGGTCAACTTTCCGTTGTGGCAACTGGTACTTTCACTGCTGGTGAAGCCCGTATCATTGTTCAGTATCTGCCCCCTGCGGCTTAATTAGTAGTTAGCTTTATAGGGGAGTTGGAGTAATCCTTCTCCCCTTTTTTCTAGGAAAAGTAGATGACGATTCAACACGGTGTAATCACTGATCCTGATGTACATGAACCAAAAGGTGCTTCCACCGCATCTGTAGGACAGGTGTATGTATCTGATGGTGCTGGTAGTGGTACTTGGGATATGAATTATCCCCTCACTGCCCTAGTAGTCGAAATTGCAGATATTACAGATGTAGCGGATTTTTATGTAGTTGCCCCATTTGCCTGTGCAATTGAAAAAATGTACAGTGTCATTAGTGGCGCTATTGGTGGTGCAGATAAGACATTTACCCTATCTATTGATGGAACTCCTGTAACCTCTGGAGCAATCACTGTAGCTTACAGTGGAAGTGCTGCTGGAGATGTAGAGAGTTGTACACCTTCTGCGAATAATACGGCCTCCGCTGGAGAAGCGATTAAGATCGCTGCTGCTGGAGCATCTACTGGTACAGTTAGTGCTAGACTCACCCTGGTTATCAGACAACAATGAGACGCCTAACTCTCCTTGAAGTAGTTCAGGAAGTGCTGAACGATATGGATGGAGATGAAGTAAACTCCATTGATGATACTATTGAATCTATGCAAGTCGCATACATTGCAAGAAGTACTTACGAGAGCATCATTAGTGGAAGAGATTGGCCTCATCTTTATCAACTCTTTCAACTAGATGCTTCTACAGATATTGATTTTCCTACCTACTTTACCATTCCCACTGACATTAATGAGGTAGAGTGGATTAAGTATGATAAGAAGAAGCTCATTACGGATAGTAGTAAGTATCAAGAAGTGAAGTATAAGACTCCTAAAGAGTTTATTGAGCATTGTAATACTCGTGTAAGCACCAACAGCAACGTGCAGGCTATTGCTGATCCTTCTGGAGTAACTATCTATGTGCTTAATGACAATGCTCCTATGTACTACACATCTTTTGATAACGACACAATCATTATGGATGCCTATGATAGTGCGTTAGAAAATACTCTTCAAAGTAGTAAGGTACAATGTTATGGTAAAAGACTCCCTTCGTTCACTCTGGAAGACAGCTTCATTCCTGATCTACCTACGCAAGCTTTTGCGTATTATCTTAATGAAGTAAAAAGTGTTGCTAGTAACAAGCTGAGACAAATGCCTGACCAGAAAGCTGAAC